CATCGCCTCTTGTTCCGGGTTTGGAAGAGTGCCGGTGGACTCTAGGCGGTTACGGATGATATCAATGGCGTTGGCATATTTGAACACAGCCACTGCCTTTGGCGTTCCGGCCTGTGCTGTAACAATATCTTGCATCTCGTTAATGGTGGCTTGATTCGCCCCTCGTCCTGCTCCTAGTGTCATGGCGCGGGAGATTTCCAATCCGAGACCTTTGGTCGCAACATTGTAATCTTGCATATCCTCTGGGGTGAGGGCATTAGTTCCAGTGTTGGTAAGTTGGTGGATAAGAGTGCCATCGTTGATGCCAGTGAAAGGGCCTGTAGTCTGCCCTGTGTCCATTGCACCAATAATACGCAGGCCACGGAGAGCTTCTCGACTGGATGCCACGATAGCCTGTGACACATTGCCCGCATTTTGACCTTGTTTCGATGCCCCAATCTTTACATATGCGGGGTCAGACAAGTCTCTGGTGCCCTTGATTGACTGGTCAGGATTGTATTCGTAGATGCCAGTAGCTGTTTCTATGTGACTAGGAGCCTTTTCGGCTTTGGCTCGATTCATCGACTCCCGCAGCAAGGCTTGGTCAGTGCGCTTCAGCCGAACATCCTCTTCATGATCGGCATGGGCTTCCCTCAGACGTTGCTGGTTTTGCTGAAAATCATTTTGTTTTTGGATGAAGTCAGCCCTCTGCGCAGCAGTTTTGGAGGCCAGAGTTGCATTCGTCCGCCACGCCTCGAACTGAGGTGTGCCAGGCGCGGGGATAGTTGTCGGATTCTGCCCCGCATCGATAGCCTTTCGCATCAAATCCTTGTAGCCTTCGGGGGTGGGATTTGCGCCATAATCTTCGGCGGCAGTAGCCAATGCTTCTTTTTTCACTTGCTGTTGCTGCGCAACGGCTGCGGCCTGCTCTTTGGCTTCCTGAAGCTTGCCCTTCGCCAATTCCCCCATCTCATTTGCGGAGGTGAAGTCACCATTCTGCAGGGCAATGGCCGCGCCTTTTTCGTACATTCCGGCAGCCTTCACCGGGTCCGTAACGTTGCTCTGGTCTTTGGCCGCTTCAGACGACAAGAACGACCCCACAGCCTGCTGAGTTTGCTGTTGGCGTTGGGCATTGGCAATGGCGATTTGGCCCATCGCAATCTGTTGTTTCTTCAGTTGAATGTCTTCTTGCTGCTGCTGAAGCTCTTGGCCTGTGATGATGTTTCGTCCGGCGGCCAGCCCGAGATTTGTCAAAAAGCCCATGATGGTTTCCTTTAGACGGAGAAGCCCCAGGAGTTGCCGCCACCCCCGAATCCATAAGTATCCCCGCCGCCACTATAGTAACTGCTGGCTGTTCCGGAGGGGACCGAGTAGCCAAAAGCATTAGCAGAGTCTGGGCTAGCGAAGGGATTTATGTTACCGTAGTTGTTTAATCCAGTGGTGACAGCTCCGCCGATTTGGTTGCCAAGAGCGCTGGCGGCTTGCTGATTCGAGACGTTTTGGCCTTGCAGGATTTGGCCCGCCGTGCCAGGGGAGCCAATGTTTGCGCCAGCCAATTGGGCCAACAGCTCTGCTTGGTTGTAGTATTGCGTGGAAGCTTGGTTTCCGGCTTGGGTAGTCAATGCAGACAGCACATTCCCACTGTTGAGCATGCCTTGTGCTGCGGCCGAGCCTTCTACCCCCTTCAGAGCCTGATCCATCTGGAACTGATACCCCGGTGTGCTAGTCACCGAAGAAGGGTTGTTGATGAGATTGGCCAGCATGGTTTGATACTGTGGGCGTTGCGACGCAAAGGGATCGGCAGCGTTCGCGGCTTGTTGTGAGCCTCCACCCCCACCACCCACTGCCGAACTAACAAGCGACGATGTTGCCGCTCCGGCAACACCTGCCCCAACTGCTCCGGCGATTACGCACATGATTACTCCCCCTTCGGAAGGTCTTTGAGCTTGAGTTCCATTACCACATCATCTGCGATGTAGCCACGCTTTTCGAGGATTTTGAAGAGTAGCCCCGTGCGGGTCACGGGCCAGCCCACGACACTGACGCCACGGGTGCGGAACTCTTCTTCGACCCTTGACATAAACCGTGGCATGCACTGGCGGTGGGCTGGGCGCACGTAGAAAGTGTCCACATTGCCGCACAATTCTTTTCGGAGATGGAGGCTGTGGTAGGTGATGAGAAGAGCATAGCCTTGCAAAACACCCTCGCCATCCCGCAGCGTCATCGCAACAAGAAACCCTCCAGCCTGCATTTCAAGATACCGCTCGTTGTGTGGGTCAATCGGCAGCCCGCGCTGACCATGATAGGCGCATGTGTCTTGCTTGATTTCCGAGCATTCATCCCAACACTCTTGACCAAGGGGGGTGATTTCCGCTGCGAGGTCGAGGGTGAAAGGCTCAATTGCAATTTTCATGGAATTTTCCATAGGAATTAAAGTAGATTAATTTCTACAAATAATTATTTTACCGGGGCAATCCCGCCGTCAGAACCTTCATCTCATTCAATCTCATAGGCGTGTTGCCAGTGTACTGGAGCATCCACGCCCTGCGACGGCTTGAACCACAGTTTCGCATTTGCTTGCGCACCGTGGACATGTCGATTTGTCGTGGAGTGCTGAATGTTTGATAATCGTCATCACTGTAGCTCACATTCACCATCGTTCCGGCGGTTTGTGTGTCCGCAATCTGTTGCATGGAGGCAAATCGTTTCCAATTAAGTGTACCCCAATCATAGTTGGGCGTGACGCAGGTCATATTGATGTTGCCTGTGGCATCGGTGTAAAGCGAGGGGCTGATGCTCATAATGCGGCCTGTGGTAGTGTCTTGGGTAAAGTCCCCAAAAGCTCCTTCAGCACCATTCGCAGAACTATAACCACGGCCAACAAAATATTGTTCAACACCTCCAACCACGCTAGACCAGGTGCTCCAAACCCCTGTCGTAATGTCATACACAAGAGTCACATTGATGGGGGTGAGGTTTAGGACATAAAAGGAATGTCCCATGATTTGAATCCCAAAAGACCAAATGTGAAGGGACGGGAATTCTAATGCTGTATTATTGAGGATCCTCTCCACATAAGCATCACTAATTTTTTGCATGGTCAGGCCATTGAGCATTTGCACAGAACGGCCATACAAAGGTGTTGATCCGACAAAATACGTCACATCGTTGATTTCTGATACTGTTGCAGCATTGAATGCCCCGGTGCGGAAGGAGGCACTGAGCACAGGATTTAGAGCGATGCCGGAGCCGTTAGGGGCTGCATTGGCATCGTAATAAACCTGTAAACCACTTTGATAAAAGGCCAAGATATAGTTTAGGTGCCGAGTAACCGTCACGCCCCCGCCAAATTCAATATCCGCTTGCACAAAGTCCAATGCTGGCCATGTGGTGGGGTCATTGAGAGCGCTTCCCACGATTTTTCCATCTTGCCAGATTGCATAATACACACCATCGAGATAGGCAATGCCGAACTGTGGGTTGCCGCCTGTATAGTTGGTGTCAGTGACCTTCGTAAATGCGGCACCATTGAAAGTCCACAATTCCCCCTCCTGATTTTGAATCAAGGTTGGAGTTGTGGCAAACTGACTATCAATGGATGTGTAAAATTGGCCAGGATTAAAGACACTTGGGATAGCAATACCAGAACCTTGAGTCGGTGGGTCAATAAAATAGGCTACATCGTTGACTATGAAATAGCCAAGACCATTAAACTTAAAGAAGCCTTGAGCAGTGCCTGTGGCGGTAGATTGGTAGGAGGTGCCGGGGCGCTTGACAACTGCCACACCCTCGCCCTCTTCCTTTTCCATGAAGCAGTTAACCATCTTGGCATCCGTCGTCAGCGTGCCATCCCGCGTTCCGATGGGGTGCCCCCAGGAAATGCTCAACTCATTGTTGGATTGTGCTGTTGCCATCACATCCTCTGACGTTCGCTAGGTGTGAAGAATACGCTGGTTTGCTCTTGACCGAACTCTGCGTTGAAGAACTTGTCACGATAGCCAGTGGCCTTGTCGTTGATTTCTTTGCGCTCGTCAGCGGGGGTGCGGTATTCGAGGCAGATTTCGTCGGCCAAACACCACTTGAGCATGCGGTAGGCTTCCTGCGGAAAGTACAGATTGTTGGTCAACGATCCCACATCCATCATCTGCAATTGCACCACAACATGGATGGTGTGCGTAGCGTCAATCGGCACATCGTACAGAGTGAGAGTGCCACCATTCAATTGCGGATCGTACCAAACTTGATTGGGGATACCAGGCTGAAACTTCTGCCCAAGCGTGTCCCAATCATACCGGGAGGTCATGATGAGAGTGACACTATTCCCGGCTTGATCCACAATGTACTGGTCAAGAATCCGCAGCGGGAGTGTCGTGCCAGTGATGGTCGACAGATTGTAGGTGGCTTGCCCTACGACAGTGGGGAACGAAACGTCTTGCACACACCACAAGGGCAAGCCATCCTGCGCCATCTCTTTTACCAGGATTTCCAATGCCTGAAGGCAATTATCTTGATCCGTGTTGGGGATGGTCTCATACTCATCAAAGGCCCCCGTCAGCCTCAGCGCCGCTTGCACTATCTGCAGCGCTGTCATTCCAAATGTGTAAGTGCCGCTGTAGGTAGGCATGTGGACTCCGTGAGGTTACCGATACTTTGCTTTCTTCTGTTTTTGCTCCCGCATGGCCTGCGTGTGAGAGACTTTGCGGGTCATCAACTCGGCCATCTTCTTTGCCCCAGCCTTAGCCGTGAGCTTCGACGACTCTGGCTTTGGCTGTTTCTTGGCCGTTGTGGTGGCAATCTTTTTGTGCATGATGGCATCCTGTTAAGTGATAAGTGTCCCTGTGAGGAATCCACTATAGCTCCCCGCAGCCGTTACCGTACCTGATCCAGTTGTTCTAGCACAGGTTATTTTCACATCAGCCGTTGCAGGGACTAGTTGCGGGGGGTCGAATGTTTGCTCCATCGCTCCATTGCTTATGCCGTATGTAGCCACGGTCACAAAAATGCCCGGAAGTAGGGTGTTAGCAAGAGCGGAAACCCGTAAATCGAATTCGATGAATTCCCCCACCGTTGTGGAGCATCCACTGAACACACAGCTAGTGATATACCCAAACATATTGGAGGGTACAGTACCTATAGCTTGTCTGGATGCTGTGTATGTGGCATCGATTCTGGCATAGGTGTTTCCCCCATTTGATACGGTGATGTTACCAGCCGCCGACCCCCCACTACCCACAGAAGCTGAGAACACCTTGTTGATTCTCAGAATATTGGTGGGCGTTGTCAGTACAGGAGTCGTACCGTTTAGAGTTACTTGCGTCAACTGCTGATTGTATTGGTCATCAAGATACAGAATAATAATCATCCTGACGCCAGTACCCGCAGCAGAATCATTCGCGCTTGTCGATACGACAGACATTTGGGTAGGGGCAGGAGGAAAAACATAAGTCCCGCCCACATTCCACAGATCTGTGCGAACGTTTGTAATGCCGGTAGCGCGTCCAACTGCCGTTACCCGCGTACCCATGATTATCGTACTCCTGCATTTGTCAGGCCAATCTTGACCATCTCCAATACAAGAGTGAAAACCTGGATACCCGAGGCCCAGCCCGTGGTCAACATTTGGATATCGCCAGTAGGGCTGGTGGCGTTGTCAGGCAATCCGCCAAAGTCCACGAAGCTCATGCGGCCGCGACCAGCTAGAGGCATCAGCGGGGTGTTGGGCGTGCCCTTCCACTGAAGTTGAATTTCAAGTTGATCCGTCATCGAATAGTCGATGTGCATCAACTGCACCAGAGGCGGGGCTCGAAACGTTGCCGACGGGGTGACAATCGTTGTCAGTGCGAGGTCAGAGGTGTCAAGAGTGCCTGTGACCTTCACCACAAGATTGCGCGGCCCGTCGACAATCGTTTGCGTTGTCAGAACGTTAGCCATGACAACTCCTTAGCGTTCGGTCGAGGCAACAAGGTAGTCCACGCCGACCGTGACAGCATTCGCCGAACCATTGGTATAGCTGACGATGGGGGCCAGCGTGACCGTGGGGAGGGTGGGGACTTGCAGGAGGGCCACAGCACCACGGGGGGCGGTCGAGCCGACAACACCACCGTTGATCTGGTTGTTGCCCGTGGTCGGATTCCAGAATGCAGCCACGTTACCGAGGGCATCAACAGCAATGCCCAATTCAATGTAGGTCGCCGCCGTCAGGACACATGCCGAGGGCAATGCCACACTGGTGTGCGTTGATGCCGCAATCACATCGAGCACAAACGTGGTGCCCGCTGCTGCCTTGTACAGCACGATGCCGTTGACGATGCTGGCTTCGGCCACTGCCGTGGACGTGAGGCCACAGTAAAAGGCACCATCCGTGCGGGATACAGTGCCAGCAAACTTGAAGAACGTTTGCTTGTTAGCCGTGCTGACCTTGAATGCCGTAGGATTCTTGATGAGGAAAGCGGAATCCGATGCGCCAGTGGTCGTCGTGAGGTTGAGGATGCCGCCATCGCCCGCTGCCAGTGCTGCTGCCGGGGTACCCGTACCCGAGAGGGTCCAATCACCCGACACATACTGGTCGAAATCATTGGCGTAGGTGTGTGCCCACGTCGGATCGGGGAGCCCTGCATTGCTCATCGTCTGCCACTGCGCGGCGTTCGTCACACCGAGGGGCATGCGCGTGGTTTGGGAGTTGCGGTTGGTGCTGCCTGCCGTTGCCATAGTAAATCTCCGTCAATTCAGTGAAAAGCGGGATTTATTCATAGGAAGTAATAATTATTAATTCCTACAAACAAATCCCGCGATGGGAAGTTCAGCTTCGTTTACGCGGCGTTCGAACCGTAGAGGCCGCGCGGGTTGCCCCACAGGAACACGTAACGCTCATACGCGCCGACCTTATAGTTACGGGTATCGGCATCATTGTCTTCCCAGACTTCCAGCTCTTCCCGCTCCTGCCAAATCATGCCATCTTGACAGCCCGTCGTGATGAACCACGGATCGGCGGCGGTCAGATACGGATTGTGAACGACACCGCCCATCAGCAGACCTTCCGTGTTGATGGGGTTGATATCGTTGTTGTTCGTACCGACTTGTTTCGGCGTCTTGAGGATGCGGTCAGCATTGAACTTGTTGTTCGGGTGGACAATCAGCTTATCCCCGGCCAACGGCTCAATGTAGCCACGGTCATCAGTGGCTTGCATCATCAGAATGAGCATGTCTTCGACCGCAGCCTGCGAAAGCTGTGCATCGATGGTGAGCTTGTTCTGCCAAGTGCCCGCCGTGAAATTCGGGTGCGAGGTGTTCAGGAGGCTCACACCATCACCGCCCGTGTAGGACGAGTTGAAGGCACGATTGAGGATGTTCGTCGCGTTGATATTCTTCGTCTCGGCAAACGCGCGGCGGAGCTTTTCGACACGATTCTTCGTCAGTTTGACGTAGAGGTTGTCTTTGAGTTCTTCGTGCGTGGTGATAACCCCGAGACCATAAGCCACGTTCGTACCACGGGTCACGAAGCCCTGTTGCATCGAATCATACGTGATCGGCTGACCTTCCGGCTTAAACACAGCCAGGCCGAGGCCAACACTTTGCACGTACTCTTCGTAGTTCTTCGAGGATTCGACCTTCGAGAACATGAGCGGGGCGTATTGCGGGGCATCGGCTGCTGCCGAATCCCACCACGATTTGACACCTTCCCACAGCCCCTTGGGATAGGAACCAGTATTGATAATGCCAGGCATAGCATCTCTCCTTGAATGTTAGATGGTGATGGCTTAGATGCCAGCCGTATTGCCCTGGAATTCATGTTGGTTAATCATGACGTCCCAGGTTGCATATGCACCAAAAGAGTTGTTGGGGAGCTGCGAGAGGCCGAAGATCTTGACCGTCAGACCAGCCGTGACTGCGAACGAGGACGACAACAGAACCGTGGCAGAGTTTTGCTGCGGTGCCGTGGGGTTCGTCACCGTGAACGAGGCGTTGAGGCCCACGCTTGCCGCGACGAGGTTCGCCGTGGTGATGCCGTCGTCCTGAATTTGGAAGATGACTGAGGGATC